CAGCTCGTCTAAGTTTGTGTCCTTGCTTAACGAGAGATTCCCCAACAGTCGGTCCAGTTGTACCAGTTCTAGCCCAAGCTGATGTATCTAGTACTCCCGGAACTGAAAGAGGGTCTTCCATTTCCATATCAGTTATTATACAGCCTAGATCAGCACCTGTCAAGCCTTTTCTGTATAATTCTCGATAAATTATTAATGTACCATCGGCTTTATCTACTGATCCCCATATACAAGCACTCTCTGAAGCATAGCCATAGTCAATACCTTTTATTCTTTCCCACGTAATAGGAATAGAAAAAGGAGCTACAATATGTACATCTGGATCAAATTCTGTAAAGGCTGCACCTTCATTAACATCCCAATTACCTTCCAATAACTGTTTACGTTGTACTGGAGGCAAAGACATAAGCATCTGTTCATAGATACCATCTTTAGCTAAATAAGGATTATCAGTTAAACGTGCTGGAATAAACTTTCTAGTTAAACCATCATCACCTATAAAAGATTCATTCGGTGAATTAGAATCTACATATCTTTTCTTAACCCATTGAGCACCTACACCACCGGGGTTTGCTGTACAGCGTAGGTAAGTTTTAATCTCTGGATCAGTTGTTCTTAATCGTGAAGCTAAATAGTTCCAGCCAAACTCTGTCGGTAAGTGAGTTATCTCATCAAAACCTATCCAACTATAGGCTTGTCCTTGGTATCTATAGACATCAGCATCTCTTTCTAAGAAACCAAACTCTATCTTAGCCCCACTAGGAAAGTTCCATACCTTCTCAACTTCCCTAAACTTACAGCCGGGAAAGGCTTGTGGATATAATTCTCTGGATTTATCTATGAGTTCTCGAAGTTCCGGCATAGACCTTCTTAGTATTAAAGCACGATGAGCTTTCTTATGAGCATAGCGTAGTGGGTCTACTAACATGGCATAAGATTTACCACCACCGGCAGCACCACCATAGAGGACATCTTTCTCATCGGCTGCTAAGAACTCGGTCTGTGGTCCTTCATTCGCATGAAAGACTACGTGACTGCCTTTATCTATTTCGTCTTGGACTGCTTTAGGGATTGACGAGAGTTCGTCTTCGGTGACTACCTTCCCCTCGTTTGTAGGTTTCTCCGATTCATCTTCAAGTTTGGAGAGAACTTTTGTGGTTTGTTTGAGTGAGTTCCTTTTAGATTTAAGTTGTTTCTCAACTTTTTTGATTGCTTTTTGTTTGTTTCTGACTGCTCTTCTCGCAGCGATCTTCGCTTTTTGCTCATTAGTATATTGATAGTTTGAGGTTGCTCCTTGTGGTCTACCGCCTTTCTTCCGAGGTGTTCCGTCTTTCTTTAAGACAAAGCTACCATCAGAATCTGTCAAGTAGAGATGTGGGTTCTTCTCCCAATCGTGCAATTCGTTGTTCTCGTTTTCCATACTTTTTATCTATATGTTTCTTTAATCCTGCTGGGCTTATTCGTCTTTCTGTTTTATATTCTATCCATTCACATGCATCTCGTAGTGAAATAGATTCTCCTGCTACTAGGTCTTCAGCTATTTGTAGAGCTTCTATTTGATCTGGTATAGGTTTAAAATACCCTGCTTCCTCACTTTCTTCATAACCAAAAGGTATGGTAGAGGTTTTTCTTTTAATATAGCCTTCTTTCATTTTTCTTCTTTCTTACTAAATATTCTATCGTAATTATCTCGATACGCTTGAGAAGTAATATTAGGTCTTCTTTTCTTTTTACCTAAGACTATGGGATTTTTATTCGTTCCTATTATTGTGCCTTTTTTCTTGGTCATTGTTTACTCTCCCAATCTTCTATGGCTTTCTTAATACTGTCTTCAGCTAAGACACTACAATGTAATTTAATTGGTGGTAGTTCTAAAGCTGCTGCTATGTCTTTATCTTTAATTTGTTTAGCTTCTGCTACTGTCTTACCTTTAAGCATATCAACAAACATCGTGCTAGATGCAATAGCACTACCACAACCATAAGTTTTAAATTTGACATCCTTTATTAAGTCTCCATCCAGTTTAAGTTGCAACCGCATAACATCACCACACGAAGGAGCACCTGTCATACCTGTTGCTACATTAGGGTCTTCGGGATCAAACTTACCTACTGAATGCTTAATAGGGTCTTTCAAAACACTGTGAAATCTATCTAGTACTTGTTGTGAGTATGCCATCTTCTACCACTTAACTTTATTAGCCCAATAAGCTGCTGACATCTTACCTTTCTTTATATTCTTACCATGTCTAGCTTTAAAAGATTTAGCTCTCTTTGTTAAAGTTCTATCACCTGTTTTACCTTGCTGTCCAAATCTAATAGTTTTTATCTTACTACCTTCTTTAGCTACTACAATATGGGATTTAGTTTTATGACTAGGAGTTCTCTTAGGTTTATTATAACCAGCTACTCCTGCTCGTTTTAATCTACTGTCTTTTTCTTTAGGCATTATCTTCCTCTATTATTTCTACAGCTTCAGCTTCTATAGGTTGTTTTTCTGGTAGTATAAAGATACCACCTGCTGCTTTATGAGTTACATCTAGTCTATCTCGTTTAGCCACGCCCACTCTATCCAATATAGTTTGGGCAGCCTGTAACTTATTACCTACTTGTGGAATAGGTCTATCACTATTCATTATATCAATCAGCTTAAACGCTGCTTGTGGTGCGGAACGTGCAAGTACATCCGAGGCTAACTGTATCACTTCTTCTCTTAATGATTTAATAACTTGATGATAGTTGCCTGAGTATCCTGCGAGCTCTGCGGCTTCTTTGGGATTGCCCTCTGTAGTAATAAGATTGTCTAAGAAAGCCTGTTGCTTCTCAGTAAGGTTTCTTTCTTTAACTTCGGTTGATGGTAAATAGCTCATATCTATAAGTATAGTCTGGTATACGAACTTGTCAAGTCCTAAAAGATAAAAAAAGACTTGACAAAACTGAATCTCACCTGTACAATATATCTTGTTAGGTCTGGTTGGTCTACCTATACCTTTCCTACTGGTTAGCCCTTGTTAAGTTCTATATACTGGCAGGGGCTTTTTACTGGTGAACACTCAATTTTAGCTAAAAATGTACATGAAGTATATTATATGGGGTGTGCCCCCCCTGACCTCCTGCCCTGCCTTACTTGCCATACTCTATGGAATCCTTCGGATACTCTAAGCAACAAAGAAAGAAAAATCCTGCCAAATCTTAGAGGTCTTGGCAAAGCCACGCCAAATCTGAAGGGGATTTTTATAGCTGTACAAAATTTGATCAGTACAAAAATTGATCAGTAAAAATAAATCACTTGGAAGATTTGGAAGGTTGTACAAAATTTAACCAGTACAATAATTGATCAAGTCTGGTTAACCCTCCAAGTCCTGTCATATCTTTCCAAGTAGTAATAGGATCATATAACTCAACAGGCTTTATCACTCGGCAGGGCTTAGCCTAAATTATCCTTTACTATCAAACCTCTGCGAGCCATTCCCCTCTTTAAGTTTATCTTATTGCAGGGGTTTTTTGTGGGTGTCATTCCCTGTTGTATCTATATATTCCATAAGTGCATTCTAAGAGCCGTTTTGCTCTAGGGTTACTTTGCAGGGTTTAAATCTTTTTTGTGCCGCTATGGACTTTTTGCATTTTGCCTATTGACTTTATTGTTTTTTTATGCGGGGGGTGTCGCTCAAACCTGTTGCATTTACCCTTGATTTAATATCTAATGGGTACTACATAAGAACACAGGCACTAGCAGAAAGTACGGAAAGGTAGCAAAGCAGAGACTTATCGAGCAACTAAATATTAATACCTCGATAATGAGACTGCTAAAACTAAGTACCTATAAAGAAGCAATTAAGCTTCAACAGGAGAAAATATGAAAACATTACTTCAATTAATCGGTATCGGAAACAAACCTTCAATTACTTATGTAATTCAAGAGTATGCTTTTGGAGAGCCAGTTAATGCTATCGTTGCAGGAGCAACACTATCTATAAAAGGAGATAGTGAGTTTGAGCAAGAATTAGCTAGTATTAACGAAGCAGTCGAAGAGGTTGCAAGATATGTTAAAAAATATCACATTGATAAATATGTAGTCCTAGAAATTAGACCTACTGAATATGTAGAACTAAAGGCTAAGATTAATTTAGATAATTTTTAAAACTGGAAGCAACCCTTCAACGAGGGTTGTTTCTTTATGGGTATTTAGACTAAGTACCTATAAAGAAGCAATTTCTTGCTTCAATTAAACAGGAGAAAAAATGACTAAAAAAGATTATCAAGCTATTGCTAAAATCATTAGCCTTAATACGTCTATTGACGATCCGCATATTGTCCTTAAAAAACCTTTTATACTTGGTCTTTGTGATATGTTCAAAGAAGATAACCAAAGATTTAATAAAGATAAATTTCTTGAGGCGGTAGATTTTTAAATCATAAACGGAAGCAACCCTTCAACGAGGGTTGTTTCTTTATGGGTATTTAGAAAATAGATAGCACTAAAAAGCAAGGGATTAACCCGTGCTTTTAACAGGAGAAAAATAAATGAATAATTTATTATTAGATCATAAAGCTTTAGTCACTCGTGAAGAGTGGTTAGTTTCTGGGGTGGAATTATTACAGGACAGAGTGTTTAAACAAGCTGATCTTGAGATTCCCATAGATGTAAAAGTTGCTTGTGGTTTTCCTTCTTCTAATGCGAAGGCAGGAAAGAATCAAGCAATCGGAGTATGTCACCCTCGTAGTCATTCAGAAGACAAAGTTAATGAGATTTTCATTAATCCTTGTGAGTCTGACAGCTTGAGAGTTTTAGATGTTCTGGCACATGAGTTAATCCATGCGATTGATGACTGTAAAAATGGACATAAAAAACCTTTTAAGGATATGGCGGTTGCTGTTGGCTTGACTGGTAAAATGACAGCTACAGTAGCAACACCAGAACTTGAAGAGATTCTTCAGAAAATGGTTGCAGAGATTGGCAAGTATCCACATGCCAAAATTGATACAAGCCAGAAGAAAAAGCAGACCACGAGACAGAAGAAGGTTGAGTGTTCAAGTTGCGAAGGAATTTTCTATACTTCTAGAAAACATTTGCAAGCATTGAGCGACTACTCACCCTGTCCATTTTGTAGTGAAACAGGTACTCTCAATTTTGAGGGTTGTACTGTTGAATTATAAATTCCCCAAAGAAAGCAAGCCTATTAAGTTAGGCTTGTTTTTTAGTGTTATTTGTAGAAAAAGTAGAGACTGTTTAAACGCAGTCTTGCTCCTGTGGAAGCAAGCCTACAATCTTTAATAGTTTTTACTGTTAAGTTGGGCTTGTTTCTTTCTAGATATTATGAGATGATAGTATCTAGAAGGAAGCAATTAAGCTTCAATAGGAGATGTGATGTTAAACCAAAAATCAACACAGCTTATTTTTGAAGATGATAAGTTAGAATTATGGAGAATGTTAGACAATATCCACAAGAGATATGGGTGTAACAAATCTGAAATAATAATTAATCATCTGCAAAAAACTGTGCGTAATAGGAATGATTTAATTCCTAGTGGCACACAGTTGGAGTTGTTTTAATAATAGATAAGGGAGAGACTGTTTAAACGCAGTCTCTTCTTTAACTTGTGAGGTAATATGAAACAAGATAAAAGAGAAACATTTAAAAGGTTAGCGGAGTCTAGAACCAATAAGATTTTAACAACCATTAACCTTTTAGGTAATCTTTCAATGAGGTCTAACTATTCTTATGATAAGAAAGACATAGACAAAATGAAAGAAGCTATTGAAACTGCCTTAGATAAAACTTGGACAGAGTTCGATAGAGGTGGCATGGATAAGCCAGAGAAAACTTTTAAACTGTAGAGGTACAAAATGAAAGACACCATAAACAAAAACCAGTTTATAAATTGGTTTAGAAGTAACGAACAATATAAAAATAACTTTTCTTATGAGGGGTTATCTGCTTTGTTCGATTACTTAGAAGAGATGGAAGAATCAACAGGTGAAGAGTTAGACTTCGATCCTATTGCTTTGTGTTGTGAGTATTCAGAATATGATAGCTTTGAAGAGTTCCAAGAGGACTACGATGGGAAAGAATTATACCCAACGCTAGATGATTTGGAAGATTACACGACTGTTATAAGAATTAAAAACTCAGACAGCTTTATAATCCAACAGTTCTAAAAAGACTGTACAAAATTATAAAGATGTGGTATAGTTACAACATGAATAACAAAAGAGAGAGAGAGTGTTTAAACGCATTCTCTCTTGAGGAGATGAGATGAAAATAGATGTGTATTATAAAAATGTATATGGCAATGACTTATGTTACCCTGCTTGTGAAGACGCAAAGATATTTGCAGAGATGGCAGGTCAGAAAACATTAATCCCATACACATTAAGCAGAGTGAGAAGGCTAGGATATGAGGTGAATGTAGTAGCCTATGATCCTACAGCTTGACAGAATTTAATA